CCTTCAGGTGGAGTTAAAATTTTTGTAAGTATTGTTGTATTTCTTGTCGGTAAAGCTGTGCCATCTTCTACAAAGGCATATTTACCAGAATCGTGTGATAAAGCCGTTATTGAAAAAGTTTTATCATTATTTTCTTTAACATTAATAACTCTCCATGTCGTTGTTTGTAAATCGGTTGTTTCTAAAATGTATGGGGCGTGTTGATTTGGTGCTGTACTGAAAGCAGATGATACAGTTATGGTTGTTCCTGATATGGCACTTATTGTCTTTTCTTCTAAAGAGCCATCCGGTAAAATTATCGAAATTGTTGGGCTGTCTCCAAGACTTGGAATATCAGTGTTGTTAGAATCATCTAAGACGACAACTGTAGTGCTGGTAACGCTTTTAAGCAAACCTCCACGCCTTACACCAGCCTTAAGTCTGTCTGATATTTCTATAACATCACCACACCGAACTAATACACCAGCAGCCGCTGTTGTTGAAAAAGAACAAGTCTCTCCAGAATTTTGTTCATTATATAAAAACCAACGGCCTAATCTTCTTGCCTGATTACGGCTGGTTGTGGCAAAAGCTTGTATGTTTTTAACAACGATTCCATATTTGGTCTGAGTAGCAGAATCAGCCTCGACAGTTTCAACATCTATTTCTTGAGTTGTCATATCAAAATAACTGACATTAATTACTGTATGTCTTGTTTTTAAACTTGATCCAGCATATAAAAACCCCTCTTCAGTTACATTTGCATTAGTAAAAATATATGATGCTGTTTTTGGTGCATCTTGAGATATTGCAATTCCACCAGCAGAATAAAAAGGCATCACTCTCATGACAGAGCAAAGTGAATTAATCAAATCAAATGCTTCACGTTGCTGTGTGATGTTCACATTACAGCTAAATCTTGGCTCAGTAGAGCCGTCACCATTACCAGCATCTACTGACTCTCCGCAATATTCACTAACTGTTTTAAAACTAAACTTATCAAGATTAGATTCAGCAATACCACAGCCCGCTCTTGTATCTGTCAGCAAGTCATAAAGTATCCAGGCTGGATCTGTTGTCCACTCTTTATCTGTTTTAAAAGTTCCGTTGAATGTACCAGCGTAAGAAATAGCACCCGTCTGCAAGTCTACAGTTGCGTTGTGCGGTATCTTGATCTTGCGGCCTCTTAGCCTAAACACCCTTTTGGGAACCCTTGGAAACTGTTCAGCATTGAACCTTAAAGCAACATGAGCCGTATTAGGATATGCGTTTTGTTCAAAAATAATATTAGTGGCTTGTTGAAATTGGAACGCATTTATTAATGTTGCATCTGAACTGTCTGCTGTGACCCTTTCAACTCTAATTGCAACAGGGAAAGATGTTGTTGATTTAAGGTTTACAATATAATCTCTAAAATACGCATTAGTTGATCTTCCTTTTACAGTGTCATTTATCACTGTGGTTGTTGTACCATCATTTTCTATAGTTTTAATTAATAAATTAACTTCTACTCCATTTATGTCACCATTGTTTTCAAACTTTTGCAACGAGGGAAATCTTAGAGTTACCCTTACAGCATTTATATTGCTTGCAGAAACTGTATGAGTGACAGGGGTAGATGTTGTTACAGTTGTTCCGATAACACTTTCAGTTTCAATATTTGAGATTCCTTCAATAAATGTCTGGTTAGCAGTTCCAAGTCTAAAATCAAAACCTACATCTTTGAAGTTAAAATCACTATCTTCTGGGGCAGTGTTGCTTGCAGCCTCCTGTAAGACTTGTGTTCCATTGAGGAATATATCTTTTTTAAAAGCATTGAAGTATGCAGTTGATGTCTTATCGGTTATACCAGCCTTAGATGCTGTTGCACTGCCCTCCAGTTCTCCCTCACCCACGGCTTCCACTATCGTATTAAACTGCTTTGAAGAAAGTGCATCTGCGGGTAAGTCTGGGTTTATTAATTCCTTAGCAACTTGTCCTATGCCTTTAACAGCTAACATTAGTTAGTTCCCTCTACTTGCACTGTATCAACTCCATTAGATACCACAATAGAGCCGACCAAGATTTCACCATATACCAAATTCACTGGAACACCCGCATTACTGATATTAGTCAGCCCTGTGAATGAGTAATTTGAAGCTAAAGCTGAAGGATCTAAACTGTCTAGTCCTGAAACTGCGGATGTATTTATTTGTGGTGTCAACATACTTGTAACGCCATCAATAAGCAGAGTTGCCCCAATCGCTTGTAAAGATGTTACAAGTAATGTACTTCCTAGAAAAGTTCCAGCCGTTATTGCACTTGCACCAAATAAAGCACCAGCACCCAATAAAATTTGTAAGAAATTTCCATGAACAACAGGAATAATTTTAATATCATCTTCTGTTCTAAAATTCAATAAGTCTTCAGTTATTACTCTTGCTCCTACTTGTATTGTGTAAAACTGCTTTGCCATGTGTTCCTCAATCCCTTTGAAATTACAGACCAAAAAACTAATTGCTTCTCTTGGTGTATACAAATCAACTTCAAATTCTGCCTGACCTAAAAATTTTCTAAGGGTTCCATAAACCTTTATTTTTTTAAGCATTGATTTCCTCAGGTTTAATTACTGCTATTTTATCTGATTTTGGCGAAACGAGATAAAAAACTAAATCTATTGCTTTACAGCTAAATTTATCTGATTCCGAAAACTCAAGAACATTTTGCGGATGACTGTGAACAATACCAATAATTTTATCTACAGAATCCTCTACTTCAGCCCAATCTAAAGGGTCTATGACAAAAGATTCTGCTTTAAATTCTTTAGATATATTTTTACAAGGATAATATTTCTCTTCATTATTTTTTACTGCAACAATACCACATGACTCTTCTGGATCACACTCTTTTGCATGATCTATTGCATCTTGTTTCCAAAAATATTTATTATCCATCAATAAAAGTACCTACACCAGCAAATTCATTTCTAGTTACCTGTCTAGCAGGTAGTTTTTTATTTGCCTGATCCAACTCTCCTACAAGTTCAAATTGTACAAATTCTCTTGATTCTGTAACTTTTCTATCAATAAAAAATATTTCTTGAGGTAACTCATTTGACGATGGAGTGCCAAATGGATTGCTACTACTAGGAAAATTAGCTGCGTCAAGTTCACTTGCAAGCGTTGTTATGCGAGTTAATTTTGCATCTGCTAAATCATTATGTGGTGTTGTTAAATTTACAATAATCAACAAGTCAGTCATTGTAATTACTGAGCCGCTTCTTGTAATACCTCCTAAATTTGCAACTGTTAAAACTGGTCGGGGTATTTGACCCCTGCCAGAAAATTCAGCACCCTCAAATGTTATAGGTACTCTTTGATATGAGTTACCTTGCCACACTATTTCTGCATTTGAGTTCATACTGGAACCAGCATGAAATCTAAATGTGGTAGGAACACTTGATGGATTACCTGACGCATAATGCAAGCCCTCTACAAGTTCCAATACAAACAGTTCTATTCTTGAACTTGGATTCAGCTTTTGTAATTCAGAAACTGGTATTGCCATTAAGGTTCTGCCACTTGGTCAAATGTTAGATTCATTACAACTCTATTGCTAAGAATTGCTGTTCTTGATCTTCTTTTGCAAACAAATTTAAGGGCTGAAGAGTGATGTGGTGGGGTAAAATCAAAGTTTGCCTGATCGTCAAATCTTGCATCTAAAAAAGTATCTATTGTATCAGCGTCTGTAGTTGAGACATTGAAAGTCAAATTTAATGTAATTAGTCTTTTATTTGCTGGAAGTCCAGAAACTATTCGCTGTTCATATCCATCGCCTAGCTTTATGCGTAAACTGTCTTGTTTTACAGTTTCTCTTGTTGAATATTGAGGCGTGATTGAGGGAAAGGTTGCCATTATGCTAGTAAACCTCCAGCACGTTTTTGATTTATTAGTTCTGATTGTATCGCAACTGCAATTTGTTGGCCTAACTCATTACTATCAGCATCTGAGCCACTAACAGCAGACCCTGAGGCATCTACATTGACTGTAATCAGATTAGTAATTGAATCTCCTCCCAATGCGTTGTTTGGGATTATATTGCCACTCTTAGACCCCATTTGCAAAAGTTCAGGGCCTTTCTCACCAACCAAAAATGCACCACCAGCCGATACAGGCCCACCCGAAGCTCTTTTTGTAATGCTAAATGAACCCGCTGGCAATTTCATAGGAATACCAGTCATTCTTGAAGCTTGCTTTCCTAAAGCTTGTGAGTTTAACCCTTTAGCACCACCACCAAGACCACCAGCAAAGATACTTCCTAAAGCCGTTCCCAAAAAGTTACCAATTCCAGAAACTGCTTGTTGCATTGCAACCTCAACAAGTTTTCTTTTTAAATTGTTTAGAACACTTACGGCAGCCTGACCTAAAGTTTGTGTACCCATTACAGCATCAGTAAGATTTTGAACAATACCCTCTTCAACAGATTTTCCTATCTCCATAAACTTCTCTTTTAATTTTTTTGTAGCCTCTTCATTTTTTTTAATTTGTTCCTCTGCTTTTTTGCTTGCTTCATTTTGTTTTTCTTTTTCTGCTGTGATTTCTTTTTCTACCTCAAGTGTTTCAAGTCTTTTTTGTAAAGCGTCTAAATCTGCTTGTGCTTCTTCTAACTTTCTTTGCGCTCCTCTTTTTGCATTTCCTCTTGCTTTTTGTAACGCTTTGTCTAAATCATCCACTGCCTTTTTTTGTGCATTAAATGCTTTTGTAACATCCTCTTCTGCACCTGAAGTAATCAAGTCTTGAAACTTTTTTGCTTCCCCTCTAGCTTTAAAAAATGCAGTAGCAAGTCCTCCAAGAGCTAAAACTAATGCACCAACACCAGTACTAGCTAAAGCGATTTTAAAACCCATCAAAGATGAAGTTAGTGCAATGACTTTGAGATTGGCCGCAGCTAAAGCAGCACCAGCTATCGGTAATATCACTGCAATACCCTTTGCTGCAAGAGCAATACCAGCTATCAAGAAGGAAGCTTTTCCAGCGTCAGAATTTACAAATTCAGTTGTAGCGGTTACAAATCTTGTAAGTTGTCTTGTACCTTCCAATACTGCTGGTTTTAATAGATCACCAAAAGCTCTGGATAAATTTTCTGTTTCATTGCTTAAATTTTTAAATACTTGCGTGGGGTCATTTTTTAATAATTCTTGTAAAAAACCACTTCCTTCATTTCCGACCCTTCCCAAAGCTCTAAGTACAACTTCACTAGTCAATTTGCCATCAGCAGCTAATTTTTTAAGCTGTCCAATTGTAACTCCAAGTTCTTCTGCTATCGGTGCAAGAATAGTTGGCACTTGTTCTGAAACACTCCTAAACTCATCACCAGCCAACCTTCCAGAGCCGAGAGCCTGTGCTAGTTGTCTAAATGCGTTTGATGATTCTATCGCTGAAGCACCAGCTAATTTAGCAGCAGTATTAAATCCAAAAAATACAGTTTTTATATCTTCGACAGTTGTTCCAAGTGGAGCTAATCTAGCTGTTATATCTGTAATACCTTCAAGAGCCTCAGTTGCACTTAATCCAAAAGCCCTCTGAGCTTCGGCTGCAATTTTTTGAGATTTAGCAAAATCTGAACTGTTTTTTGTTAATAATTTTAGTCTTACATTTAGCTTTTCAAAGCTTGTAGATGTCTTTACAGCGTTTCTTGCTAATAAAGTTATACCAATACCACCAATGGCCGTTCTAAGGCCACCAAAAGACTTCTGTAGGGCATTTGTTTTCTGCTGAACACCATTTAATGCTCTGTTCGCAC